GTCTAAGTCAGTCCCGCCGGGCATATCCCGGTGGGCTTTCCAGAAAACACGAAAGAAATATGAAGCACATCATGGTTGATTTGGAGACTCTTGGCACGGTTGCCGACGCAGTTATTCTGAGCATTGGCGCGGTCAAATTTGACCTGGACAGCGACGTTATTGACGACGACGGCTTTTACGCGTCTATTTCGATTGAGAGCAATCTGGAAACCAATCGCCGTGTGCAAGAAGACACGCTGATCTGGTGGATGGGCCAGTCGGCTGAAGCGCAAGGCGTGTTCAACGAGACCAAGACGCACCTGCGCCCTGCGCTTGTCGAACTCAGTGACTGGATTGGCGACCCCGACTACCAAGTCTGGAGCAATGGAGGGGATTTTGACTTGCCCATGCTGGCGCACGCGTTCACGCAGCACGGCATTGAAATCCCGTGGAAGTTCTGGAATGCCAATTGTTTTAGAACGTACAAAAAGCTGCCCGGTGCCAAGAACGTCAAAGTGACGTTTGACGGCGTCAAGCACAACGCGCTGATTGACGCGCTGCACCAAGCCAAAACTGTCCAAGCCATCCAAGCCAAATTGTTTGGCAACAACCACGTGTTTCAAATCAAACCGAAAGCCAACGCATGAGCAACATCGACGCCACTTTGGCTGAACGCGGCAACCGCTACGGCGAGTTTGTCGACCATGCCGACATCACGCAAAACATCAAAAACGCCATGAGTCTGGGGTGCAACTGGACTTTGCTCAACAACGACATGCGCGAGGCGCTTGAGATGGTCGCCCACAAAATCGGCCGCATTCTTAACGGCGACCCAAACTACGTCGACTCATGGACCGACATCATTGGCTACACGCGCCTGGTTGAAAAGCGTTTGATTGGCGCTGAGCAGGCGGTGGTCAAAGAAATGCTCGAAAAGCAACCGCCGCAGGCTGCCAAAAAAAGCTGCGATTGTCCGGCCTGCCAGATCGAAGCCGTGCTGCGCAAGGCGCTCAAACCCGCGAGTTAATGGCCACGCCTGAGAACACGTTCATCGCGTCTGTCCACCGGCACCTGCCGGCGGGGCTGTACCGGATGAAGAACCACAACCAGTTTAATGGCGGCATCGCCGACGTCTGGTACAGCGGTTCTAAGAAAGACCTTTGGGTCGAGTACAAGTTTCTAACAATCCCCAAACGTGACAGCACAGTGGTTGACGTGCGCAGCGGCAAGACGCCCTCGCTGTCACCGCTTCAGCAGGGGTGGCTGCGCGCCCGGCATGCCGAAGGGCGCAGCGTTGGGGTGATCGTAGGAACAAAGGACGGAGGAGTGTGGTTTCCGGGTACCGTCTGGGACGCCGCACTGAATGCTGCAGAGTTTCGAGAGCGCTTGCTTTCGCGTTCTGCACTCGCTTGCATGATTCAGAAAATTACGCAATAGGATTTTAAATATGACATTTTTGTGAGTCGTCTAAGTAGAATCAGCAAATCTAAATAATACATACGAGAATCAAAACATGCGCACCAGCGAAACGGGATTGTTCCCTGCACTCGAAGCCGCCTTTAAGGCGGCTTCTGGCCCTATGGATTGCCACCAGCTTTACGAGCTGCCAAGCGTGCGCGACAGCGCCGCGTCGGCCAACCGAGTCTCTGACTACTTAGGCAACATGTGGCGAAAAGGCTTGCTCACCCGCTTGCCTGCTCCGCGTGAAGGGAACAGCCGTTCGCGCTGGATCTACGAGTGGAAGGGACACAAGGGGCCGTCGCTCTACGGCAGCGACTACACTCCCAAGGTGCTTGCCGACCGCCCGACGCTGCTCATCACCGAAGACGGCCAGGACATGACGCTCGAGACCGAGCACTTGATCATCATCATTCGCCAAAAGTTCAAGCCGCCGCAATGAGCTTCGAGCTGCTCAATGCCCACGAGGCAGCTGAGGCCGCTGCGCTGGGCTGGGCGCTGCACCACGTTTACGACCTGCGCCTGGGGCGCTGGTCCGTCGCGGTGCTTCCGGCCCGGCCTGGAATCGAACCTCTAACTTCGGCTGCTCACGCCGGCGCGTTTGTCGTGGGCCTGGCGCGCAGCGGAAATGCACTGGCCGTCAAGGCTTTGCGGCTGGTCATGGCCAGCCATTCACCCACCCAAGGAAAAAAATGACCGAGTTCAACATCCGCCGCCGCATGGCCAACGACGACCTGACGCGCGACGAAGCCGAGGCTATTGCTCAAGAGCTTGCCGAGCGAAAAAACGACGACTTGCGCGACCAGGAAACAGAGCTTTACAAGGAGCAGCCATGAGCGCGTTCAAGCCCACGCTGGCCGTGGCCGCAGACTTTGCCAAGCTGGTTTACCCAGTCTATGCGTCGCCCAAGCTTGACGGCATTCGCTGCTCGGTTGTCGACGGCAAGGCGCTGACCCGCTCGCTCAAGGCCATTCCAAACCTGCACATCTCAAGCATCTTGTCAGACCCGCTGTTTAACGGATTTGATGGCGAGCTGATTATTGGCAGCGCGACCGACAAGGCGGTGTACACCAACACCGTGTCCAGCGTCATGCGCGTGAGCGGCCAGCCGGCGTTCACCTACTACGTGTTTGACCTGCACGACATGGCCGACACAACGTTTGAATTTCGGTTTGAGCAGCTCAAGGGGCTGGACTTCCCAAGCAACTTTGTGCTGCTGCGCCAGACGGCAATCGAAAACGAAGCCGAGCTGCTTGCATACGAAAAGCAGTGCGTCGAGCTGGGCTACGAAGGCGTCATCTTGCGCAGCCCCGACGCGCCGTACAAGTATGGCCGCAGCACGGTCAACGAAGGCTACCTGCTCAAGGTTAAGCGCTTTGAAGACAGCGAAGCACGTGTGCTCGGCTTTGAAGAAGAGCAGTTCAACGGCAACGAAGCGCAGACCAACGAGCTGGGCCGCACCAAGCGCAGCTCAGCCAAGGCTGGCAAGGTTGGCAAGGGCACGATGGGCGCGCTCATTGTGCGCGACATCCACAGCAAGGTCGAGTTCAACATTGGCACTGGGTTTACTGCCGAGCAGCGCAGCGAGTGGTGGGATTTCTTCCAGAGCCGCGATGCCGGCACCGTGGTCGACATGCCGATTGTGAAATACAAGTTCTTCCCCGTAGGCGTAAAAGACGCGCCTCGCCATCCCGTGTACCTGGGCGCTCGAAGCGCACTCGACATCTAACATCTAAGGAAGATAATGGCCAACCCCAACGAAGCGGCAATCCAGCTTGTCTACCTGGTCGAGGGCATTGAGCCAGTGCTTGCTGCGCATCAGGTCGCCACGCGCTTGAATCCGGCTACGCCCGGCCACTTGATGACTGCAGACGGCGGCCATCTTGGCATGGTGAGCGATCTTGCCGATTACGCCGTAGACGTGGCCGACTACATCAACAAGATGGTCGGCGTACAGGACTTCCCCGGTGTCTTCGAGTACGAGGTCACCTCAGAGCTTGGCACCTGGATGGCCAAGCTTCCTGGCGACCAGTGGCCCAGCCGCGATGCTTTTAAAGCCGAGCTCGAAAAGCTTGGTGCTGAATTTTTTGCCCAATAACCAAGGAGCCCTTTATGAGCGAATTGAACAACCAGATTGCCAGGCGCTTGGGCGGCAAGCCGCCCGATCTTGACGGCATGAACGGCACGCGCAGCGACTGGGCCGGAAACGCCATCGAAAAGTTTGAGGCCGACACCAGAGTCGACCGAGAAGACGCGCTTTCCGATCTGCTGGCCAATCTTATGCACTGGTGCGACCGCAACGAGCAGTGCTTTGACAACGAATTGCGTCGCGGACGGAACCATTACCTGGCCGAAACCGCCGAAGAATTCTCTTAACCCCCAAGAAAGTAAACCATGCGCCTCTACAAAATCTCCACTGCTGCTTCAAATTTTGACGACAGCAACGCCCACTTGCCCAGCACTGTGTTTGTTGGCTCGCAAAGCGAAGCCGCCAGCGCGCGCAAGTTGCTCATCGAGCGCGGCGCCACGCGCAAGAACATCGAATCCGTTGAGGTCGACGTGCCGACCGACAAAGCCGGTTTGCTGGGTTACTTGAACGGCTTGGTCGCATGATCAAGGTGCTCAATCACGGCCACGTCCGTTTGGTCGAGCACATGGGCAGTGACCTGTCTATTGTTAGGTCAGCGAGAGTTTCATACGACGCCGCCTGGCGTGCGGGCGAAGACGAGGGCAAGGATGCCAAGCTGATCAATTACTTGGTGAAGAACGGTCACACGTCGCCGCTTGAAGCGGTGCAGTTCACGTTCGACATCAAAGCGCCCATTTTCGTGCTGCGCCAGTGGCACCGGCATCGCACTTGGTCGTTCAACGAAGTGTCGGCTCGCTACACTGCGCTGCCCGAGGAGTTTTACATCCCGGAGGTCTCGCAGATCACCACACAGTCGCTGTCCAACAAGCAAATGCGGACGGACGTGGAGCACCCCGATGCTGTCATGCTTCAGGAGCAGATTGCGGGGCACTGCCACGACTCGTTCAGGCTATATCACGCGATGTTGGAACGGGGCATGCCCCGCGAACTGGCCCGAGGCATTTTGCCGCTCAACACTTTCAGCCACATGTTTGCCACGGTGGACCTGCACAACTTGGCTAAGTTTTGCAAATTGCGATCACATGAGCATGCGCAATATGAGATACGCGTCTATGCCCAGGCCATGCTGGACCTGATTGAGCCTCTGGTACCCGTCACTGTGGCCGCCATCAAGGAGCACTGGTTGTGAAACTGCAATGCCCGCACTGCCAGGGCGACGACCTGCGCGTCTTCGAGACGCGCAGCACCAAGCAGATGATCTTTCGCACTCGGCGCTGCGTCGCTTGCGAGGCCAAGGTCATCACATGCGAGACCGTCTTTGTTGATGGTTTTATCCCGGGCACGGCGCGTCACCCTGCGCTGCAGGCTGCATGAGCCGCCCGTCATCCCCGTGCATTGCCATCTGCTCGACCAGCCAGGGTGATGACGTGTGCAAGGGCTGTGGCCGCACGTTTGAAGAAGTGTGTGCCTGGTTGTTTATGGATGAGGCGCAGCAAGAAGTGGTCTGGTCGCGCATTGACACCGAAGCGACCGCGCTGCGCTACACCACTTACAAAGAACGCGCATGACTTACAAACTGAGCGCCGACGGCCTTGTTGCCGTCGACCTGCACTATTACTGGCAGCCGATCGAGACGTGCCCGCTTGGCGTCAAGGTCCAGCTGCTTGGCCTGGGCGGCGTGGCCAGCTACGGCAACTACGTCCGAGGCGACAGTTTCTGGACTGGCTGGGCACCGATGCCGCGCAAGCAACTTGGCACTCTTGCCTGAGACGCTGTACGTCATTTACGTATTGCAGAACAAGAGCAACCACGTGTAAATAACATTCAAAGGAGTTGATCATGAGCCTGTCTTACAAGCCCGAAGTTCGCACGGGGGCCGACCCGAAGTTTTACGCCAACGCGCTCGTGTTTGCCACGTACGCCGAGGCCTGGCACAGCGCCAGCGACTTGGCCGACCGCTGGATGCTCGTGGTTGACTTCCGCGTTGCCGAGTCTGACGAGCCCGTCAATGCGGCGATCGTGGACGGCAAGCTGACGAGTGTGCGGGAGACCGCATAAACGCTGAATTATTCTTTCCTCAACTTCAAGCCCGCCTTGTGCGGGCTTTTTTACGCCTGGACTTTATGCACACGTACCACATGACCCGGGTCAGCACCAACACAAAAACCGGGCCAATCCCGGTGACCACCATCTCTGACAACAGCTGCCCGGTCATCTGCCCGCTCAAGAAAAAAGGCTGCTACCCAGAGTACGGCCCGCTGGCGATGCACTGGCGCGCGGTCAGCGCTGGCACGCGCGGCGGCACGCTTGACGAGCTGTGCGTCAAGATCAAGGCCTTGCCCAAGCGCCAGCTCTGGCGCTGGGCGCAAGCCGGCGACCTGCCGGGCGACGGCACGCTGATTGACTTTGCCGCTTTGGCCCAGCTGGTTGAAGCCAACACCGGCCGCCGGGGCTTTGGCTACACCCACTACGACCCGTTCATTGCGCACAACGCCATGGCGATCCGCTACGCCAACGAGCGCGGCTTTATCATCAACCTGTCAGCCAACAACCTGGCGCACGCCGACCAGCTTGCTGCGCTCGGCATTGCGCCCGTGGCTACTGTGCTGCCCATCGAGTGGTCGCCCGAGCGCACGCCCGAAGGCCGGCACGTGGCCGAGTGCCCGGCCAACGTGCGCGACGACATGATGTGCGCGAACTGCGAGATCTGCGCCGTGCCCATGCACAAGTCGATCATTGGCTTTCGGGCGCACGGCAGCGGCGCAAAGAAAGCACAGATTGTTTTCTTTGCACGTACTCCTAAGCTCATTGAATCACATGAGCCAACGCCCATAGAAGCATAAAAGTATTTGCCCATCGGCTCAAATACGCCGATACTTCGCGGCTCAAATACTTCAAGGCTCATATGAAAATAGTTGCGTTCATGAACGAGAAGGGCGGTTCAGGCAAAACTACTTGTGCGTCTAACTTTGCCACTCATTTGCTTCGCAGAGGCTTTAAAGTTGTGCTGGTAGACGCTGACCCGCAAGGCACAGCGCGTGACTGGTTTGCCGCCAAGCCACCCGAAGCCAAGCTGCCGGTGGTCATTGCGCTAGACCGTCCGCAGATGCTCAGCGCTATTGCAACGCTTGACGCCGACTACGTCATTGTTGACACGCCGGCCAAAGCTGCTGACATGGCCGCCGCTGTGATCCGCATTGCCCATACTGTGCTGGTCGTGATTCAGCCGTCAGGGGCTGACATCTGGGCGTGCGCGCCCACAGTCAAGATGATCAAAGCCAAGCAAGACTTGGGCGGCAAGGTTGATGCCGCGTTCCTGGTCAACAGGTCTAAGCCAAACACCAAGCTGACCAAGCTGGTCAAGGAAGGGGAGTGGAACCGATACGCCCTGGAGCAGCTCACTGCCACCATTAGCGACCGCACAGCGTTTGCGCAGGCGCTGACCGACGGCGTCAGCGTGTACGACACCATCAACGCGGACGCCAAGACTGACATCGACAAAGTCGTGGCCGAGCTGGAGGTGGCAAGATGGCTTTAATCACAAAACCGCTGGAGCAGGTGAGGGGAGACGTGCCGGTGCAGCAGGAAGACATGGTGCGCGTCAACATCCTGGTGCCGGCCAGCGTGCGCAGGCGGTGGAAAGCTTTCGGGGTTCAGGTTGACGAGACTGTGACCGACATGATCATCAAAGCAATGACCGAATACATCAAAGGCAAGCAACCATGAGCGATGACCGCGCCAAAGACATCGAGAATGGGGTACCGTGGGAGCAGAAATCCGTGAAGCACCAGTGGTTCCACATCGTGCGCGAACAAGTGCAGTCCGGCGAGATCGCCCGGGTCGGCGTCACCGCCTGGGCTGTGTACTGCGCAGTCAAGAGCCACACTGGGCTGGAAACAGGCCAAGCATTCCCTTCAAACGCCCGTCTAGCCGAACTTGTTGGGGTCAGCATGGACACGGTACAGCGCGCACTCAAAAAGCTCGTGGAAGCCGGTCTGGTCAACGCAGACAAGCAGCGGGGGAGAGGCAGCAGCTACTCCGTGACCGAAAAGATCTCGATGGCAGATGACAAAGGGGAGCCATGGGCCACGGCAGAGCGAAAGTACGTGCCGCTTCAGTTCACGAATTTTGTTGCCGAACTTCAGCGACTCGCGGCGACTGGCAACCTACCGACGGACAAAGGCATCACGATCAACCTGACCGTGAACGTGCAGAACAACGCCATGGGCGACAACAGCACAGCAAACCAGAACTTCTACGGTTCCGTCCCCCCTGATAAACCAGATGTTTGACTTTCTTTAGCTGCCTGTTTTTTAAGCACGCAGGTTGAGTGAAGTTATCCAGTCTTTCTCTTTAATCTCTTCTTATTACGAGCCGCATGGGTGCGGCCACTTTGGACCTAAGTGGCCGCATGGGTGCGGCTACTTTATCCACAACCAGCCGCATGGGTGCGGCCACTGTATAAGCTGTCCACAGGGCCGAACTGTGGATAACTTTTGCTTCGGCTTTCTACAACAATCATTATGTTAAATAAAGGATTCCTATGACCACCGAGAAAACAATTGAATTGACCGACGAGCAGTGCGATGAGTTCCGGCGCTACAACGGCACGTTCAACGATATGGTGCGTGTCATTTTTAATGCAGGTCGGGCGCAGCAGCAAGCTGTGCAAGAGCCTGTGTCAATGCCAATTATTCTGAGCAAAGGCCCGTACAAAAAGCATTACCCGCAGTGCGCAAATTGCAGCGTTGCATACCTCAAAAGTATGAAAGACGACTGTGGCTGGGCTTGTGATGGTGTCACCCTGTACTCAGAAATAAAGGCCGCAGCACCCCAGCCTGCCCAGCTAGATCAAGATGCCGAGATTGCGGCGCTAAAGGCTGAACTGGCCGACTACAAGCAAGGCAAAGCTGAGGGCTATGCGCTGGCAGCTAAGCAGGCAGGGGAGATTGCAGCGCTAAGGAAGGACAAAGAGCGGCTGGACTGGCTCGACCAGAACATCTTCACGCGAGAGAACCTCGACTTTCGGGGCAGTCTAGACAAAACGATGAACATGTGGGTGATGTTTGCACCCAAGGGCCATCAAGGCAGCGCCCGAAACATACTGGATGCAGCCATCACCCAGGTGGTGCAGCCCACCAAGGAAGCGTTATGAGCAACAAAGCCAAGCACTGGCTCAAGATACTGGCAATTCTCTTCGTCGCCCCACTTGTCATCGGCGTGTGGTGTGTGAC